GAAACCATTGCTTTGGGTTTCTCAATCACTGAAGAAGCGATTGAAGATAACTTGTACGACAGCTTGTCTGCTCGTTACACCAAAGGTCTGGCTCGTGCTATGGCTTACACCAAGCAGGTTAAAGCTGCTGCTACTCTGAACAACGGTTTCTCTGCCGCGTATCCCGGTGGCGACGGCGTTGCTTTGTTTAGCACTGCTCACCCCTTGGTTTCTGGTGGAACCAACTCCAATCGTCCCGCCACTGCTGCTGACTTGAATGAAACTTCGTTGGAAAACGCTGTTATTCAGATCGCCGCATGGACAGACGAGCGTGGTTTGTTGATCGCCGCCAAGCCCAAGAAGCTGATTGTTCCCCCTGCATTGCAGTTCGTCGCTACCCGCCTGTTGGAAACCAACCTCCGTGTTGGCACTGCCGACAACGACATCAATGCGTTGAAGAACAACGGTTCTATCCCCGAAGGCTACACCATTAACCATTACCTGACCGACACAAACGGCTGGTATTTGACTACTGATGTGCCTAACGGTCTGAAGCATTTTGTTCGTTCACCCCTTGCTAACAGCATGGACGGTGACTTTGATACCGGCAACGTCCGTTACAAAGCCCGCGAGCGTTACAGCTTTGGCTGGTCTGATCCATTGGGAATGTTTGGTTCCCCCGGTTCAGCATGATAATTTGGTTTTAAATAACCAGATGAAGGCCCCCTTTTGGGGGCCTTTTTTATTAGCCTTGCAATAGTCATAGAGACTCCGTAGGATTGTTTTGCGGCATGGGGCTGCACCAAATTAAAGGAGTCTTTTATGTACAAGGTAGAAATTAAAATTGGCGATTGGGATTTTTTGGAAGACGAAGTTGTGACCATTGAAACTAGCGACTTTGAAAAAGCACAGATCATCCAAGAGTTTATTGAGTTCCAACAAGCCTACGGCTGGGCTGTTGACTATGACGTTACCGACGAGTTTCTTGCCAATCAAGATGACGAAGACGAAGAGTACGTTTACGATGAAGAGACCGACGCTTGGTATTGGTACGACGAAGACCTCGACACATGGTATGTGTACGACGAAGAGTCTGATGACTGGTTTGAGTACCTTGAGTACGAAGACGAAGACGAAGACGAGTCAGAAGACGAGGCTGAGGAACCCAGCACAGTAACGCACTACGTTATTACTCGCGTGGAAGAGTGATTTCAGTGGGGGCCTCGGCCCCCTTTTTTTCTGCGTGGCGTTCGTTATAGTGATAAACCCTATGGCAGTTTGAACACAACACTATGCATTGTTGTATTTCTTCCAGTGCCTTTTTGTAACTTTTAGCTTTTACAAGTGCGTGTACGCTGGCGTTCTTCATTTCCGGATCTATGTGGTGAAAATCCAAAACTGCCGGATGGTTAGCCCCACATTCAAGGCACGACAAAGTAGCTTTAAATTCTTTCCATTTCAACTTAAATGTACCGTTTGATTTTTTGGTAGCGTCTTTGACCTTTTGCGTATTGTTGGCGTAATGCTTCTTGGCATACTCCTGTTGCTTTTCTTTTCTTTTGATCGGGTCTTTGTACGGCATATTGACATTCTACATAGATCGTGTATATTGCAACCATTCCGGGCTTTCCGGTGTATCTGACAGTCCCGGCTGACGACATGCAGACAGATACGCCTAACTTGCATGTAAGGAAAAAATCATGGCATTGACCACATTCTCCGGCCCAGTCTCTTCTCTCAACGGTTTTATCGGCGGCACATCCACTAACCCCATTGTCGAAACAACTGCTGGCAACGTATCCGAGTCTTACGCTACGACTTCAGCTACCACGGGCGATACACGCCTGTCGTACAACCGATTGACCTTTACCTCTACGGGTTCAGGCGAAACTTTTCGTGCTTTAACCCGAGTTACGGGTGCAAATGCTGCTACAGGCGGCACAATCAACGGCGCACACATCTCCACCTCAATCAACACAGGCGGCACAATCTCTGGTGCGGCTAACGCTATTCGTGCAACCTTGGGGGGTTCTGTAGCTACTCCGGGCGGCACTTTGGCTGTTTTGCAGTTGGATACAGATTATTCTGTTAACGCTACTTTGCCCGGCACAGCTTCGTTTATTCGTGTAACTGACAGCGGCGCAAACACAGGGGAAGTTCCTTTGTTGATGAACATTGAAACAGCCCCTGCCGCTACGATTGCGCCCACTGCAAGCAGCGTAACTACTGTGTCTAAAGCAATCAAAGTGATGATTGGCGGCACTGTGTATTACGTTCCTGCTTACGCTACATTCGCATAATGCAGATCACCAAGGAATTCTTGGAGACTGAGATTCGTGAACTTGAGACTGAAGCACATAAGGCGCAAACCTTTTTGACTCAGGCTCAAGCCACAATCCAAGCGTACAAGATGCTCATAAACAGGCTAGACGCACCTGAACCTGATAAAGAAACGGAGCAAGCATCATGATGCAGACAGACGTAAAAGCCGCGCACGTAGAAGCGACAGGTACAGTGGTATCTGGGCGCAACCGCCTCAAGGCATATCATTGCATTTCTGGTGGAACAGCGGGGGATATTATTTTTCGAGACGGGGGTGCTTCTGGCACGATTCGCTTGCAATTTAATATTGGTACAGGTACACAACCCATTTCATTGCTCATTCCCGGCGAAGGCATTTTGTTCGCGACAGACATTCATGTAACGCTACCCGGCACGGCCCCCAATGCAGCTAAAGTGACGACATTTTATGGCTAAGAAAAAAGGCCCCGTTCTCTCGGTCGGTCGTGGTGAAAAGCTACCTGCTTCCAAGGGAGCGGGTTTGACTGCCAAAGGTCGTGCCAAGTACAACGCAGCAACAGGAAGCAATCTGAAGGCTCCGCAGCCACAAGGCGGCGCACGTAAGAAGTCATTTTGCGCTCGTATGTCTGGTATGCCCGGCCCAATGAAAGATGAAAAAGGCAAGCCCACCCGCAAGGCGGCTTCTCTAGCAAGATGGAAATGTTGAGGTAATCATGGACGCACAAAACCAAGAAACTCTGAAGCAAATGTTGGATGGTGCTTCAATACTTACTGTTATTGGAACACTCGTGGAATTCTTACCAGCCGTCTCCGCGCTTCTCAGTATTGTTTGGGTGGCAATCCGTATCTACGAAACAGATACAGTTAAACGACTCATGGGTCGCAAGGAAGGCAGCGATGCCGAGCAAGAGTAAGAAGCAACACAATTTCATGGCAGCGGTGGCCAACAATCCAGCGTTTGCTAAGAAGGTAGGAGTCCCACAGTCCGTGGGCAAAGATTTTTCAAACGCCGATAAAGGCAAAACTTTTAAAAGAGGTGGTGATATGGCAACGAAAATGAACCCCGGTTTTATGGCAATGATAGCTAAGAAAAAAGCTGGAGCCAAATCAGAGACGCCTTCTAAGATGGGCAAGCCTGTGATGAAAAAAGGCATGGACACCGCCAAAGACGGCATGAAGATGGCTAAAGGTGGCGGCATTGAAGCCAAGGGTAAAACCAAAGGTAAGATGGTCAAAATGAACAAGGGCGGCAAAAGCTGCTAAAAGGGGTTAGTCATGGCAAAAGCAAGAAACTTAGCAGCATTGGCAGGACTCGCGGGTCTTGCTTATGCCATGCGGAATAAAGACGACGCGGGCGAGCAAAAGACAAGTTCTTACGCACCCTCTAGCAACATGACTCCGATGCAAGGTGTGGGAGATGCAACAAACGACGTAGTAACGCACGGAAGCTCATATACTGGTCGTAACAACCAGACCCCGATGCAAGGTGTAGGCGACGCAACAGACGATGGCATTCGTTCTGTGGCTAAATCTAAAACGGCCACAACTACTCGCACTCCTAGTACTCCAGCAAATCCTAGCGTCAGATCCGATCAGCTTCGTGGACTATCCAGCGCAGTAAAGCGCGAAGCAAAAACAAAACAATTTGCTCAAGATACCCCCGAAGAGTTGAGTGCACAAAAAACTGATGCGCTTGCGGTATCGTCTCGCGCCGCTAGAGCGGCTGATGCTCGTAGACGTATGGCTAAACAAAGTTCATATAAGTCTGGCGGTATGGTGTCCAAAGGGTCGTCTGCTTCCAGTCGCGCAGATGGCATCGCCACTAAAGGCAAAACACGCGGAAAGATTTGTTAATCATGAACGACGATCTGGAAAAGAACAAACAAGCCCCCCAAGACATTGATGGCGCATCTGCTGGGCGTAAGTTTGGCAAGAATGAACCTAATGTGCCGGAGCAACCCGGTAGCCGCATTCGTGTTGATGGTAAACCTGTAAAACCCGAGAAAAAAATGGCTAAGGGCGGTTCAGCCTCTAGCCGTGCTGACGGCTGTTGTGTTAAGGGCAAAACCAAAGGCACTATGGTTGGAATGAAAAGCGGCGGGATGTGCTGACATGGCTACAAACAGACCAAGGCGCGGAGATGATTTAACCCCCCTTGAAGGTGGCGGTGGCGGTGCTGGCGGCGCAAGCGTCAGAGGTACTAAGTACAGCAATCTACCTTCTCTTAGGGGGAATGCTAACGTGGTGGATGATTTTAGGAAGCTGACCGCTCCCCCCACAAAGGCAAAGGGCGCAGCAAGGCGTTCAGTTGAACTGGCCGAAGATCGCGCTATGAATAGAATGGCTGTGAGAGCCGCAGGTGCAGCGGGTGCAGGTGCAGCGGCCAAAGCTTTGACCAGTGAAGACAAACCCAAAAAAGCCGCAGCTAAGTCCGAGGACTACGAAGATATGAGCGGAGATGTTTCCCTAGACCCTTCAAACCCCACTGGCGCTGCTGGCAAAGGTATGAAAAAAGGTGGCATGACTGCTTCACGTCGCGCTGATGGATGTGCAACTAAAGGCAAAACCAAAGGACGGTTTGTATGATGTCTTCTCGCGGTATGGGTGCAATGAATCCGGCAAAGATGCCGAAGAAAAAGGTCATCCACCGCAAGGATAAGCCGCAAGATGTGGACATGTATGCTGAAGGCGGCAAAACAAAATCCAAAGTAAACGAGGCGGGTAATTACACCAAGCCTGAGTTACGTAAACGGATTTTCAACAGCGTCAAAGCTGCGGCAATCGTAGGTACGGGTGCTGGTCAGTGGTCAGCAAGGAAAGCGCAGGTAATGGCTAAACGGTACAAAGCCGCAGGCGGCGGGTATAGGGACTAACATGAAAGCGCCACAACAGTCCCTTAAAAACTGGGGCGATCAAAAATGGAGAACCAAAAGTGGTAAAAAATCTTCTGACACAGGCGAAAGATACCTTCCTGAAGCTGCAATTAAAAGCCTCAGCCCTGCTGAGTACGCTGCAACAACGCGTGCAAAACGTGCGGGGAAAAAAGCCGGAAAGCAATTCGTAAAACAACCACCCAAAGTGGCAAAGAAAACGGCAGGATTTAGATAATGATTTCTTTTATTCAAAAACAGCTAGACGCTTCTGAACGCATGTTTGAACTGATGCACAGAGATCACAAAGAACGTATGGAACAGATTGCCATGTGGGCGGATATGAACGACAGCCTTATGCGTAAGTTGGAGGAGCGCGATAAAGAAATTCAACGCCTGCAAGGTCTTTTGATGGCGTATGAGACGGCGGAGAAAATTTAATGGCAACAACTTCTGGCGCAACAGGGTTCAACCTAGACCTCACCGAGTTGGTAGAGGAGGCGTTTGAACGCGCCGGTGGTGAAATGCGCACGGGGTATGACTTACGTACAGCCAGACGCAGTTTGAATATTATGTTTGCTGACTGGGCAAACCGTGGCATCAACCTGTGGACTATTGAGACCGGCACGATTGACTTTGTGCAAGGCCAGAACACCTATGCCCTGCCCGACGACACCATTGATTTACTTGAGCACGTGATCCGTACAGGTGCGAACGTAGCTGCAACTCAGGCTGACTTGAGTATCACGAGAATTAGCGTTTCTACCTACGCTACGATCCCCAACAAGATTACCCAAGCCAGACCTATTCAGGTTTGGATTCAACGGTACAACGGACAAACTTCGCCGACAGGGATAACCCTAAATGGCGCAATTACAGCCACTTCTACTCAGATTACACTGAACACTGCGGTTGGCTTACCTGCTGCCGGGTTTGTAAAGATTGACAATGAGATCATTAATTATGGCTACATAGACGGGAACGT